AACTTGAATTTTCATGAATTAGATAGTATAATGACAAGGGTAGGAGAGAACTCAAAGATCATGTTCTGTGGTGATGCTACTCAATCTGATCTTATCAAAGACAAAGAGAGAAATGGTATCGCAGACTTCATGCAAATTCTTCGTATTATGTCATCAGTTGACGTTGTTGAATTTGGAATCGATGATATTGTTCGTTCTGGTCTAGTTAAAGAATACCTACTTGCCAAATTAGAAATGGGTATTTAATTTTTATATGAAATTTGAACATTGTAATCATCTAGGTGATCTTGAATTAAAAAAGAAAGAAACTAAAGGAATAAGATTATATAATCTTCCTAATGGTGAATGGGTTCCATCTATTACATCTGTGACATCTTTCTACAATCGTCAGATCTTTGCTGACTGGAGAAAGAGAGTTGGTGTGGAAGAAGCAAATAGAATCACAAAGAAAGCAACTGCTCGTGGAACTGACTTTCATGAGGCAGCACAAAACTATTTGTTAAATCTTGAACTTAATTGGGATGATTATCAGCCTGCTACCAAGTATATGTTTCATCATGCAACACCATATCTAGATAAGATAAATAATATACACGCTATAGAAAGAACCCTTTACTCCGAATACCTTGGTCTCGCAGGTAGAGTTGATTGTATAGCGGAGTATGAGGGAGAGTTGGCAGTCATAGACTTCAAAACTTCAAATAAAATCAAACCAGAAAAATGGTTAGAGAACTATTTCGTTCAAGAAATGTTCTATGCCAGTGCTTACTATGAATTAACTGGTATCCCTGTTACAAAGTTGATTACTTTAATGGTTACTCCTAATGGAGAGATAAAAGTATTTGACAAAAGGAACAAAGGGGATTATATTAAGCTATTAGTAAGATACATAAAAGAATTTGTCACTCACAATACTGGGTCAAAAAATGAAGAATGAACTAGAAAAGGCTTTCGAGGATAAGTTCTATTGCCCCGCAAAGTTTGCACAAGAAATAGAACACATGGTGCAAACGCATGAAGATATGAATTATATTGATGCGATTGTTTCTTTCTGTGAAATCAATTCAATAGATGTTCAATCAGTTCCTAAACTGATATCAAAACCTCTCAAAGAAAAGATTAAATACGAAGCACAAGAACTTAACTTTTTAAAGAGAACTACTAGAGCAAAACTACCCATATAAAATGATGCCCTTTGATGCATATCGTTGCTATTTGTCATTAAAAAATCACTTCACAAAAGAACATTACGATTACCACAAGTATGGTGGTAAGACAAGGGCAACCAAAGAAGCCTTTTATAAAAGAAAGGATAGGTTCTGGTTTGAAAAATTTGCAAGACAAAAAAGTAATAAAGAAGTAGAAGATTTTTTTGTATCTAATTTTGTATCTTGTTCTGATCCTGAGAGTATGTGGATCGGAGAGATGATTAGAGATGGAGAAGGTAGATATATTGACTGGAAGAAGAAGGTAGAATCATTGTCATATGTTTTCAAAGAAGAGTCGGAAGAATTATTTCAAGATAATAATGTAGATGAGATCTTTGATTGCAGTCAAGGTCATCCGATTGTTCTTAAAAAGTTTCTAGGTGGTAACATAAGCCTTGAAACTTTGGTAATCTATGATAGAATACTAGGGTACGGTAGTAACTTTGATAAAAAGTTAAAAGACCCAGTGTGGGAAACCGTCAGTAGGCGAGTTAGGAAGTATACTCCTTTCCTAAATATTGATGTATTCCGTTACAAAAAGATCCTTAAAAAAATTGTTCTATGAGTTTTTTCGATTCAGAAATAGTAAGATCAGAGATGGCTCAAATTCATGAGTTACAGGAAAATGTATATGAGAATTTTATGAAATTCCCTTATATGAATTCTGCTGATCGAGCACTTCACATAGATCAATTAGATAAACTAATTGAAAAACAAAAAATCATTTATGCAAGATTAAGTTTATCAGATGATCCTGATGCAAAGAAAATGAAGGAGAACATTTTAGCATCTGCTAAATCAATGGGTCTCCCTGCTAATGTTGATGTTAGTAAATTGTTTGAGCAAATGACCGAGATAATTGGTCATATGAAAAAACAAAACACTTGACACTTTATATTATTGATACTAACATAACAGAATACAAACAAGCCAAATCTAATTAATCCGAGGTAATCCGAATGTCTTTCGCAAGTCTAAAGAAGCAGTCTAACTTAGGTTCATTGACTGCAAAATTAGTCAAAGAAGTCGAGAAAGTAAACAATGCTAGTGGTGGAGGAGATGAACGTCTCTGGAAACCAGAACTAGATAAATCAGGTAATGGTTTTGCCGTTATCAGATTCTTACCAGCACCAGATAAGGAAGAAATTCCATGGGCAAAGTTATACACCCATGCCTTTCAAGGGCCAGGTGGTTGGTACATAGAAAACTCTTTAACCACAGTAGGTGGTAAAGATCCAGTCTCTGATTATAACAGAGAGTTATGGAACAGTGGAAATGAATCCGACAAAGATGTAGTTCGTAAACAGAAACGTAAGTTATCTTATTACAGTAACATCTATGTTGTTAAAGATCCTACAAATCCTCAGAACGAGGGTAAAGTATTCTTATTTAAGTATGGTAAAAAAATATTTGATAAGATTATGGAAGCAATGCAACCAGAGTTTGAAGATGAGAGTCCAATCAATCCTTTTGACTTCTGGCAAGGTGCAAACTTCAAGTTGAAGATTGTTAAAAAGGATGGTTTTTGGAACTACGATAAGTCAGAGTTCGATTCAGTCGCACCACTTCTCGATGATGATGACGCATTAGAAGCGATATGGAAGAAAGAGTATTCTCTTGCTGCTGTTACTGCTGCAGATCAGTTCAAGAGTTACGAAGATCTTGAAAGAAGATTAAAGTATGTTCTTGGTAAGAAGCCTGCTCAACGATACACTCCTGATGAGGAGATTGATGTTGAGGATAATGCACGTTCTGTTGCTGAAGAGGTCGTTACTAAGGCAGTCTCCACACCTACTCCATCTACAACTGTAGATAAAGATGAGGATGATGCTCTTTCATATTTCCAGAAACTAGCAGAGAGTTAAGTGAGATATAATCAGATCTGTTTAACCCTCTTGGTCATAGCAGCGTATATTAACTTACTCAAATAGTCTGATATTATCAGCACGTTTCAAGGATTCACTCACAAACTGAGTGGATCCTTTTTTATATACCATCATCTCTTCTAGATCATCAAAGACAACATTTAAATATATTGGTTTGATTAAAAATATTCTTCTCTTATCATCATTTACTTTTAACTCATGTTGATAGTTAGTAATTGCTTTTGATATTGGATTCACTGTTACTTGTTCCTCATTTAATGCTTCATAATAACTCACGCTTTGTGCAGCACTTACTCTTACTCCTTTAGGGAAGATAATAACCCCATTACTATCTTTAACTTCATTAGATTCATAATGATGAACCTCATTTAATTTTTCATGAGTCACATATTTTTCTAAAACAAAATCTTCAAATGCTTGTTGACCAAGTGGCCATTCATTTTGAACGTTGATAATATTATTTGACATTAATACAACCCAATCTAAAGTAGGATCTCCATAGATTTCATTAGCAACATTATCTGGTCTATCGTTTCCTCTGACATTATATTTTTCAAAGATAGTTAAATCTTGAAATATATCCTCTCTCAATTTTCCTTTTTTAAAAAAGTTTTTTACTTGAGTATAGTTTGAAATAAATTGACCGTCTTTTGTACGATTAACATATTCAAAGTCTGGTATATTACGGAAATAATTTTTAGCCATATTAGAAACCTATAGATTCGTCTGCGTCTTCATCGAGTGAAGTATAGTCATCATGATATATTGGTTCTAGTTCTTGAAAACTCATTCTCATTTCGTATGCAACCATGGAGGAGTTTTCGTATGTTTGGTAATTACCATCTGGAGTATAGTTAATACTAAATCCTGTCAATGCACATTCTTTTATTTTTGGTAGATAACCATGCTCTCTTTCTTTTGCAGTTAAAAATCTAATGGCATAAGTGTTTGGTGCTTTTAAAAACAATTGACTCTCAGATCTTCTTACTGCTTGAGATTGTTTAAACATTCTAATTATTTTTTTTATCATCTCTGCTTCTTCAGCATCTCTAGGACTCATTCTCCAAGCAAATTCAAATGGTCTTAAAACTGGGCCTTTAAAAAGTAACTCCATGTTAGGATTTAAAACTGCTCCCTGAGTTCTTGATAAGACATCAGCACCAGTTGCACCTTTAGTAAGTGCAGCTGCGACTGCTGTTTTAACATCACCAGAATTTGAACCAACAGCACCAGCGATTTCTGAAATAGAATCTGCCAAACCATCTACAGCTTTAGTTCCTTTTGTTACATTACTAAAGAAAGCATTTGCAAGAGCAAGTTTTGCTGGATCTAAATTGTCTTCAGCAAATTTAACTTGATTACTATCACTAACAGAACCAGGCACTGGTAAAAGAACAGTACCTTCAACCCTTCGATCATATCCATCTCTACCCTTCTTATCACGATCTTTTATTACTTTAAAATCTTTAATTTTTTTTGGTTTATATTTAAGAATATCTATTTTCATCTTATCTTGATCTCGATTTGAATTTAATGCTATTGGATAATAATAAGTAAAACGTGATTGATATTTTGTTCTCGCTCTACCTTTTTTCTCTTCTGTCAATTGAATGAGAGTTGCTTCACTTCCAGCAATCGTTTCATCACTAGAAGTGCCTTGACTGTTTGATCCTTGACTTCTTGATAATTCTCTTATTGCTCCTGCTTGTGTATTTAAACCACTACCTTTTCCATATCCTAAAGTCCTAAAATATTTTGCAATAGCATTTGCACTTACGTTATTAATTTGCGAATTAAAATTACTTTTTCTATCATTAAGATCATCCCAACTTTCATCAGGCAAAACAAAACCTAAAGTCGTATCTTCATCATCAAAATACTTTCTCTCCCATACACCTTTAGCACCAGGCCCTCTAGTTGCAGCAGTAGACCATGTTGTTCCAACACCACCACCCATGACATTACCATCAATTGCTCTTCTATCCACCTGTAGGTTGGTTGTAAAAGAACCAGGCACAGCCCTTCCTTTAGCATCCTCTTTCCATGTGTTGTTGGATCTATATGCTATTTGATATTTGGTTGAGTCAGCTTTTGTATAAGTTCTTACCCAACTAGGACTATTAGCAGTTGTTGCCATTTAGATGGTTTTTATTTATTTAGTGATAAACTTTGCATAAGGTATTGCGAGTAGGTCATCTAACTCAATTGATTTGACCATGTAGAGTTGACCTGTGAGTTCACTCCATGTGTAATTACGAGATGATTGCCAATGAAAATTGATCCCCCTGAATCCCCACCTGAATAAATCTGTGCAAGCAATAAGTGGATGTTGATCATATTGTTTCTCAGGAGTTTTAGCATTGTACACGAATGTATAATAATTTCCCACTTCAGGAATTGGAGACACGGTATTATTTAATGCTTCCATGATCTGTAACATTAGATCTTCTGGATCACTTGAAACCAATTTATCTTTGATTGCTTCAATGCGATTTGCATTTACGGTGGGTGGTCTTTTTTCTTTCTGACCTATGGGAACAGGTTGACCTGTGTATTGGCCAGGTTTGGTTGGATTCCTAGCATCAATCTCTGCTTTTACCTCATCGTAAGTTAGTTTTACCATTATTTGATACCCAACTCATCTTCTGTGATTATCTTAAATTGAATCCTACGATCCTCACAAAACTCTACTGCTGCCTTCCACTTTGCCTGATTGACAGCATAGGTCTGACACTCATAGATGTATGATTTAGTCATTCTTTTTCTTTTCTTAGGTGGTTTAGTTTGTTTCTTTGGTTTAACCTCGACCACATAACTCTTAACTTTATTATCTTTTTCTTTCACTTTAATTATGTAATCGGGGAAGTAGCGATGGACACGTTTATCAACAGGAGACATATATGGTATGGAAAACTCCTCTGATGCCCATGATATTATGTTCTCATTCTTATCACACCACACACAAAAGCGTCTTTCCCAACTACTTCTACAGATAATATTGTTAGGATTGCCCTGATATTTCTCTGGATTAGACGGTTTATACCTACTTTTTATACTTTCTCCCATTATCTTGCATACATAATATATAAGGTCAAATGTATTTATAAATGGCTTCCGTCGCACCACAAAGATTAACAGTAGATAAAATTGTAAAGGATCTGTTAGAACCAGCAACTACCTCGTTCTATCAGGTGTCTATCATTGATCCAAAACAACTCAATGAAAGAGGAGACACGTTTGCAACTTATCTTCGTCAACAAGGTCTTGATGTTTTATTCAATGCTAGAGGTTTAGATCCAACGAGGAGAGAGAAACTACAATTGTTTTGTTCAGAAACTGGATTACCAGGATCTCAACTAGCGACTGCTGAATTGCCTAATGATTTTCCTGGCGTAACAGAACAATATGCTCATCGTAGAATATTTGATCCAGAGATCTCATTAACATTCTACTGTGATGCGAAAGAATACTTACCAATTAGATATTTTGAATCATGGATGTCATATACAACAAACGATACAAGAGATAATCATAGTGATACTTTTTCTTATAGAATGAAGTTTCCTAAAAAATACAAAGGTGGGTTGGAGATAACAAAATTTGAAAAAAATTTAAACTCTAAAGATCCTGTGTTAGGTAGGACAAGACCATTAACTTATACATTCATAGATGCATTCCCTAAAGCGATTAGTTCAATGCCAGTTTCATATGATGCATCTGACTTATTAAAATGTTCTGTTACATTTGCGTACACAAGATACAGTGCTAAGAAAGCAAACTCTAATGCTTTTGATCCAACATTTGCACAGGCTGCTGGTAGATTTGCTAATATTGCTGTAGATAGATTAACAGGAGTGGATTTATTAGGAGATGTGGTAGGAGGAGTTGTTCAGAGAGCACTCAGATAACCCTGCTATATAATATACTGAATTGCATAATAGGATATCATGCCTTT